AAGTTTGATGCTGCCGACACATCTTGGTCATCTGCAACAATCACGAACGCCAGAGGCGCTGTGATATATGATGATTCTTTAACTAATGATCCGCTTATCGCATACATTGATTTTGGTTCTGATTTCTCGTCGAGTAATGGAACGTTTACGATTACGTTTGCTTCTGGCGGTATTTTTACGATTGACTTAACTCCATAAGAGGTGAATGATGGCAACTAGATTTCCAGGTGCGTTAGACAGAGATCCTGATGAGCTTCCTGATAATATAGCGGATTCTGATAATCTTAATTCGCCTAACCATGCGACGATTCATAATAATGTGAATGGTGCTGTGTTGCAGATTGAGGAGAAGTTGGGTACTGGTGATACCACGCCTTCTTCTGGTGCTGTGTTGATTGGTACTGGTACTGGTACTTCTGCTTGGGATACTTCTCCTACGTTTGTTGGTGATGTTACGATTCCTGAAGGTGATTTGATTTTGGGTTCTACGGCGGTTACGTCAACTGCTGCTGAGATTAATTTGCTTGATGGTTCTACTGCTGGAACGGTGGTTGCGTCTAAGGCTGTTGTTGTTGACGCTAATAAGGATATTGCTAGTTTCCGTAATGTTACGCTGACTGGTGAGTTGGATGCAGCTACTTTGGATATATCTGGTGATGTAGACATTGATGGAGCTGCTGATATTGCTGGCGATTTGGTGTTGTCTGGTGGCGCTGATGGTGCGTTGCAGTTCACGAATGCTGGTGAGAACTCTATTAAGATTCCTGATAATCAGGCTTCTGCTTTGATTATTGAAGAAGCTGATAATGCGTATATTACGTTTACGACTACTGATAGTTCTGAAGCTATTACAGTTGCTAAACCGATTACGATGTCGTCTACGTTGACGGTGACTGGTAATGCTGATTTGAATGGTGATTTGGATGTTGATGGAACAACTAATCTTGATGTAGTTGATGTTGATGGGCAGTTAACCATTTCAGATGGTTCCGCAGGCGCTCCTGCAATAGCGTTTGGTTCAGATACTAACACTGGATTTTTTACAAGCGCTGCTGATGAAATTAGCGTATCTATTGGTGGAACTGAAACTTTTGTTTTTGACACTGGATACTTGCTATTCAAAGGAACTGCTGACGGTGCAATCAGGTCAACAACTAGTGCTGGTCGTGAAATACTGGAATTTCGTTCAGGTGGTACATCGTTAACGTCTGGCGCTGGGTACAACATGTACGGCGACGGTGATTCATCTCACCCAAGCAAACACATTTTTTTCTGCGACTCATCAAGTTCAGAATTACTTATTCAATCAACAGGTGTGACAATATCAGGTTCTCTTTCTAAAGGTTCAGGATCATTTAACATTCCACACCCAACCAAAGGTGGAGACTGGCGTTTACGTCATTCATTTATTGAAGGACCAACAGCAGATAACATTTACAGAGGATCTGCCACAATTAGTGGAAGTTCTGTATCAATAGACCTTGACGCTGTTTCGGGAATGACTGATGGTACATGGGTAGCATTAAATACTAATCCTTGGGCGCTAGTTGCTAGTTCTGGGAATGCAGTTACTTGGCAACTATCAGGCAAAACTCTTACAATTACTGGACCTGACGGAGCAGTTTGTTCTTGGATGGTTATTGGTGAAAGAAAAGATCCAACAATGATTGCAAGCGACATTTCAGATAACAATGGTAAGTTAATAGTTGAGTACGAAGATGCAAATTACACAGTAACTATTGAAGAATCTGAAGATTAAATATGGAAATTAGCCCAGTAGAAATACTTAAAGAACTAGAAAGACAATACCCACTACAACTAAAGATTTGCGTACAAGCAGTACAAATCAGAAAGCTAACAGAGCAATTAGATGATACCGACGACCAGTAAACACGTTAACATCGAACTACTACACCCAGAGTTCAAACGCAGACTAGAAGCATTCTTTAGAGACAACCGTATCCGTGGCAAAGTCAAAGTCGTATCAGGAGTACGAACCTACGCACAACAAAAATACTTCTACGACGGATACAAAAGCGGTAAACCAGGTTTTAACTTAGCTGCTAACCCAGATCGCAAAACAGCGTCAGGTTTCCAAGGGTCATATCACATGCAACAACCAGCGTTTGATAATTGGGGTTATGCCGTTGATTTTAGAATTACTGGCAGAGGTATCAGTACTTCTCAAGTGAACGCCATAGCAAAGTCGTATGGCATGGTTGCCTATGTGCCTGGTGAGTGGTGGCATCATCAGCCTTGTAAAGTCGTAAACGGCAAAGTCAAATGGTTTGATGCACCAGCATTGAAAGGCACGAAAGCTACCAAAACAGCAAAACAAGACCTTAAAGGTATTGCTGCTGCGTTTGCTGAGATAGAAGCCCTAGTTACTGCACATCCCTTAAAGAAGGGATCTAAAGGGGCAGCGGTCAAAGTGGTGCAACAGTTGTTGGCTGCTAAGGGATTGTATCGGTACAAAATAGATTCTGATTATGGCAGACTTACTCGAAAGGCTGTTGTGGAGTTCCAGAAGCGTCGGCTACTATATGTTGACGGCGTAGTTGGACCAAATACTTGGAAGGCATTATTACGATGAAAGAATATCTAGATTTACTTGAAAGATGCGGAGCGACGTTCGTACAAGCAGCAGTAGCCACGATCAGTGGTAACAGTTTTCTTGACATGGGTGTAAGCAACTGGAAACTTGTTATAGCTTCTGGGTTTGCTGCTGTGTTGTCGGTTCTTAAGAGCTGGGCTGCTACGAAGGTTGGCGATAAGTCATGTTCTTTAGCTGGTAAAAATACCGCATCTGAGGAGTCCCTTTACGGCGACGAGTAATGGGGTTTGTAGGTGACAATAAACTACAGCTCCTCTGCGGTAACATATTCAAGTTCAAGCGTAAATTATTCGCAAGCAGACGCAACAGTCAACGCATCGACAATAGCGTGTTCTGCGACTGTTCCGGCTGTAACCGTGACAGCCTTTGCGAATGCTGCCGTTGCGGTGATTGCAGGATCAACAACTGTTCCTGCTGCGACTGTATCCGGGACAGCTAGTGTAACTCCTAGTGTCATTGCTGGCGTTACTGCTACGCCGTCGGCGACAATATCGGGTACGGCTAGCGTAACCCCTAGTGTTATTGCTGGTGTCACGACTACGCCATCTGCGACTATATCTGGCACAGCGAGTGTTGCCCCTAGCGTCATCTCTACGGCTGCTACAACGCCGTCTACGACGATTTCAGGCAACGCTGATGTAGAACCATCAGTTATAGGTGGAACGTCTACAACGCCGTCTGTGACCGTCAGTATGGACCAGAACATAAGTGTGTCTACAATTAATGCTACAACGTCTGTAGATCAACTATTATTCAATACAAAGTATGTGCCTGTGTTTGAAAATACGGTTCCAACATTAGACGTTACTAGGTTCCCTACTATTAGTCCTGCTAGGAACTTACGCAGATTCTATCCTCCGACGGCTAGAGGCGTTAATATATTTATATTAAACGATGGGTCGGTAACGACTCGACAACCGGCAGACATGAGTACAGTTTCTCGGACAATATATGGTGGGCATGAATCCCCTACCGATTTTACAGAAGATGAACTAAACTCGTTAAAAAATGCTGGCTACGGAATAGAGGTTGAGGGTTATGCCACGGTATGACTATAAATGCAACAGATGTGACAACGTTGAAGAAATAATACATGGCTTCAATGATGAGCATTCGTTTCATTGCGTTGACTGTGGACAGGCAATGAGCAAACTTATTTCAGGTGTGAACATTGCGCCCTCTGCTATGCCTTCTCGTAACTCTGTGATTGATTTAGACGCTACGAAGAAAGCTGAGAAAGCTAAAGATGCTGACATGTCTGCGTATAAGCGTTTGCGTCAGAGCGGTTTGCAACCTAAATCTATTAATGGTTCAGCGCATTTAGAGAAACATGCTGAAACTAAGAGCGAGATTCAGGCAGGTCGTTTGTACTCTAGTGATGCGAGTAGGAAAGAAAGCGAAAGACTTATGAATAGTATTGAGGCGTTATGACTGCTCAAACGTGGATAGATGAAACTAAGAACTTGTTGCTAACTGATTATGTTGAAGAACATGACCAGTTATCAGCAGATCTAAGTACAAGTGATACAACCGTAGCATTCACCTATGACAGTTCTAGCATTGTTGAAGGGTCAATTATTGAAGTAGGCACTGAGCTAATGTATGTGTTTAGCGTTAACGCTTCTACTAATGACGCTACTGTTAAACGTGGCTTTCGAGGCACAACCGCTGCCTCACACAGCACAGGTGATCTAGTAACTGTTAACCCTAAATTCCCTGCACAACTTGTGCTAAACGCTATTAACGATGAGTTAGCTGATTTATCATCGCCTCAAAATGGTTTGTATCAGATGAAAACTGTTGAGTTTACATACAACATATCTCAAGATGGATACGATCTTACTGGCGTAACTGACGACGTTTTGACTGTGTACCAAGTGACGTACACTGATGATGGTTCTGAGAATACTGAGCCGGTGTTGCCTGCGTGGACTTTGCGACGAGATCGCAATACCGCTTCGTTTGCATCAGGGTATGCTCTGGTTCTGCATGATGACGCTAACTCCGGGCAGAAAGTCAGAGTCCAATACAAGACAGGGTTTACTGCGTTGGCAGCTACGTCAACAGCGTTAAGCACTGTTGGCTTGCATTCATCAGCGTATGATTTGCCGTCAGTTGGAGCAGCGTTACGGTTAATGTCTACTCGACCTGTTCGCCGTGAGTTTATAGATGAGCAAGGGTCTAGTCGTAGAGCAGATGAGGTTCCTGCCGGTGCTATATCTGCTTCTATGCGTGACCTTCGAGCGTTGCGTGAAACCAGGATAAATGCTGAAGCTGCTAGGTTAGATCAGCAGTATCCAACGTATTGGATGAGGTCAGGGACTAAGACACAAAACTCTTTCTATAGAGGGGTGTAAATGGTTCACAAAGCTGAACGGCTACCAGTTACATTAACGATAGATGCTGATGCACGTTCGTACAACATTGACGTTGACCAGTACCGTCGAACGACTATTCCTACGTTGCGTGAGCAAAGAGATACGTCTGACGAGCCTGGTGAGCAGTCAATAAGTTCTCAGTTTTGGTTGAGGTCGCAGACTGATTGGTCGTTTGGGTCTGGGCAAACGTTTTACGATCATGCTAATTCTAACCGTGGCAGGTTTAGTGCTTCGTCTGGTGTGGATGTGTGGACTGAGGGGCAGATTAGTTTGTTGCCTATTTGTGAGTCTAAGAATGACACGTTTGCGTGGACTGATGTGAAGATGAAAATGCTTGGCTCGTACATGTATGTAGCTCAAGGAACGAACTTGTATTTCTCTAATTCGTTTAATTCTGCTGACGCTGATGTTAACTGGTCAACGGTTACAGCTTTGGCTAGTCCTCAAACGATTACTGATATTGCGTCTGATGGCACGAATGTGTTTATTGCGTATGGGTCTGCTAGAGCTGTCGCTACTGTGGCTGTCGGTTCAACAAGCCAACCTACATCGTTGGGTTCTCATACACCTGATTTTATTCGTATTGTTGGTGGTAGATTGTTTTTCTTAGATGGTTCTAATATCGCTGAGATAGCGTCAAATGGGAACAAGGTTTCTGGCAGTATTGACCATGATTTACCGCACGCTGGTACATGGGTTACCGTGTGTTCGGGTCCGGTAGGTTTTTATGCAGCAGAGAATACGAACAATACAGGTTCAATTAAGTTTATTTCTGTCGCTGCCGCTGATGGTTTGCTTGACGAACCACAACAAGTAGCTGAACTTCCCAGAGGTGAAGAAATCAACGACATGATTTCGTATGCAGGTATTCTTGCCATAGCAACAACAAAGGGTTTGCGTATCGCTGCGATGGATGCAGGATCTGGGTCAGTAACGTATGGTCCTGTTATAGACGACGTTGGGCAAGTGTATAGTTTGGCTGCTGATGAACGGTTTGTGTGGTTTGGTGGCGGTTCAGGCAAAGTGTATCGAGCTGATCTGTCACGGTTTACTGAAACGCTTGTCCCTGCTTGGGCAGCAGACATTGTGTCAGTTAAGGATTCTACGTCTGGTGGCGCTGATGCTACACCAAGCACAGTTTCGTTTATAGCTAGAGCATTGGGCAAAACCTATTTTGTTGATGTCGCTAATGGTGTGCAGGGTGAAAAGTCTACTGGTGAGTTAGTTGCTTCTGGCACGTTAACGGTTGGTGATGTGAGTTGGAACAGCCAGTTTGATAAAGTGTTGCGTAACATCGAAATACGGTACGCTCCGTCATCGCTGTCATCTACAAACAACGAATACAGTGAGTCAGGTGTAGAGTACAGTGGTAGTAGCACTCAGTATGCTGGTGCTTCATCTAGCGCTGGTGGTTCAATAACAGCAACGGTTACGAATGATGAGAACGTTAGTGTCACGACAGGTAACTTGGCTAATAAGACTCCGACAAACATTACGACACTTGTCCCTGAACTATCTGAAGCGTTCAAAGTACAGCTTAATTTAACTAGAGACTCTGTAGTGACCGCTGGTCCAATTATTGAATCGTGGAAGATTAAGGCGTTTCCTGCGCCTACAAGAGTAGATGAAATAATCTTACCCATTATTCTTAAAACAAGAGTTGCTACATCTAGGGGTAGAGGTTCCGCCATTGGGTACGATACGAAAGCTGAATACAATGCGTTGAAAACAGCTATGGCTAATCGGGAGATCATAACGTATCAGGAAGGTTCGCAAACTGACACTTGCGTAATTGACCAAATTGCTATGTCAGCAGAAAAATTATCTGATGATGGCAACTGGTGGGAAGGGGTATGCACCCTTCGACTACTAACTGTCCCCTAGAATGGTATATGACCAAAATCCTTTACTACGACATTGAAACAGCACCCAACTTGTCTTATGTGTGGGGGCAGTACCAGCAAGACGTTATCCAGCATAAGCGTGAATGGTACATTATGTGTGTGTCATATAGGTGGGAGCATCAGAAACGCACGCAAGTATGTTCGCTAGTTGATTTTCCTGAAGCCTACGACAAAGACCCAGAAAACGATTTCCATGTTGTCAAGAAGATGTGGGAGTTGTTTGATGAGGCTGACATTGTTATAGCGCATAACGGTGACAGGTTTGATATGCGTAAAGCTAATGCTAGGTTTGTGTACCATGACTTGGGTCCACCTGCACCTGTGAAGTCTGTTGATACGTTGAAGGTGGCTCGCAGATATTTCATGTTTAACTCGAATCGTTTGAATCATGTGGGGCAGCATTTGGGGCTTGGTCAGAAAGTAGATACTGGTGGTTTCCAAACGTGGGCTGGGTGTATGCGTGGCGATATGAAAGCCTGGAAAACAATGATTAAGTATGCCCGGCAGGATGTTGATTTGTTGCGTCAAGTGTATTTGAAGTTGCGACCTTGGATGTTGAATCATCCGAACCTCAACATATTTTCGGAGGAACATGCGTGTCCTACTTGTGGTTCACATAAGCTGAATCGCAGAGGTTTGAGAACGACTCAAACGAATAGGTATCAGCGGTGGCAATGTAAGGATTGTGGAGCGTATAGCAGAAGTCGATTGGCTGAGAAAACGGAAAAGCCCTCTATAGTTCCATAACGTTTAGTTGTACTGTGGGTTGATGGCTCGCTTTTTCTTTGCTTTGTCACGCATTTTGTTTGCGTTAATGCTTGTGTTGGCTGTTCTTAGCCCTGCATCAGCGCAAGAGAACGAGCCTGAAACAACGTGTGTAGATCAAGAAGATGAGGATAATACTGCGTGTACTGTGCATGTGAATGACTATGATGACCCACCTATTGTGTACATGACTGTGGAGGAAGATCAGACTGCTGTGGAAATAATTACTTATACATCATTGACATGCGATGACCATGAAACAGGGGAAGGCACAGACACTTACGCAGCAGACCCCTATCTTAAACTATACGACAGCGATGGGACAATTATTGGTGAGGATGACGACGGTGCTGCTCACAACGTTAACGGAATGTGCTGGGACAGTTACCTTAACCTTACGCTAGACGCAGGGGACTATGAATTATCAGCTACTTCTTACAGTGATACGACTATAGGAACATATACGTTAGAGTTCTCTGGTGTAACTTGGTCGTTGTCGAGTGAGCCTGAGCCTGATCCTGAACCTACGCCAGAACCAGAACCTACGCCCGAACCAACTCCTGAGCCTACGCCTGAGCCTGTAGAGCCTACGCCTGAGCCAGACCCTGAACCGGAACCAACGCCTACGCCTGAAGATGAAGTTGAGCCTCCCGTAGATGAGCCTATTCAAGATCCCACTCCCCTCCCACCAGAACCAGAAGAAGAGCCAGAACCAACCCCAGTGTGGGAACCCCCCATAGAAGATACATTGCCAGACCCAGAGCCAATTCTTCCATCACCATTTGAAGAAAACCCGTTGCCACCAGTGACAATAGACATAGAGGAATTAGAAGATGACCCATTTGAAGATGGTATCA